CTTGAATAATAAATATAAGATTATTGTCTCTAAAAGAAAGAATAAATAAGAAAGAAAAGAATTGAATCAATGCCAATATCTTTCAAACCCATTTGACGGTTAAGACCAATAAAGGAGAAAGATATGGCATTAAACAAATTATACTATGTGTACGGACTTGATACTGCGTGCCTTTATACACCAGAGGAAAGTGCTATTGAACAAAAAATTATCAAGGCACGTTGCCTTCGAGCTACGCTCAAAGACAGAATTGCCAAACAAAAGATAACCCCTTGTCTTTGTAAAGGCAAAAAGCCCATAGCAAACAAAGACAACAAAGCCCCATACGTTGGAAAACATCAGAAGCGTCTGCGTTTTCTCAACGATTACATAGCCAGTCATAAAGCGTTGCTTAAGCAGGAACTTGCAAAAAATGTATCACTTACACGAACCGTGATACCTGACAAGCTCAATATACGTCGCCAGATTTCAATATTCGGCTCTTCTCTTACAAGATATTTCAACCTAAAGGAAAGAGAGCTTAATGAAGAAATCGTGATTGTAAAAGTTTACTTCTTCGATGTCGCCAAGAGCATTGTGAAGAACGGCTTTTACATGAATGGTCACAAATACGTTTTCTTCTCAAGTAGTGCGGGGCAAATCAGAACCAAAAAGCTCGTGGCCGTTCGTGAAGATTTACTCAACAAGTATTGGAACGCATTGACGGCAGGCTTGACAATTGAAAAGATTAATGAGCAAGGCGGCATGAATGTAAATAAATTTCTTGCCTACCTTGCTCTTTGTAATTCAGCTACTGATTTATGGTGTGACTTCAACATTGATGAGTGTATTGTAGTTGACGACTTTGAAACTCTTGTACATGGTACGGTTGATTTTATAGACGATAAGACCTATAGGATTGAAAGACAAGAAATGAATATACCGATCACGCACACCGATGGCTGTGGAATGATACTTCCAGAACTGAGTACAAAAAATTTCATGACAAGATTGCCATGGGTCAAAGGTCTGCTAGCAAGTTTTGACTTTGTGAAGTTTATCAAGGATAATAATTGCGACCCCGTGATTGCTGACGTCTACGGCGATAAGCATAATATCCTTGAGGAAAATATCAAAATCATATTTACCAAGAGCCAGTTCAAAATGTGGAAATATTATTCAAACTGGGGTGAATATAAAAACAACTTCAAGAAATATGGAAGCACCGCAGGCAAGTGTAACATAGAAGAAGGATACATCCCATGTGCAACGATCAACTACCAAATGATACAGACACTAATTGATACCACTGACAATGAGATAGCCGCACTTGCTCGTAAGAGCATGAACGATATTCGCAATCTCGCAACCGATAAAGCAACAATGCTCAAGGTTTTCGGAGCTACAAGCTACAACAAAAATATGAACGGCTTTCAAAAATGTCTTAAGTTATATCCCGAGCTTTTATCAGACCCATATTCTCGTGCCACCCTTAAAGACATCAAACATAGCCTTGAGACCGATCAGTGGGCGGCTAAATTCAAAACAAGCGGTAAATATACGTTTGTTGTTCCAGACCTTTATGCGTTCTGCGAATATTTATTCTTACATATATCAAATCCTAAAGGACTTTTAAACAACGGTGAAGTAAGTTGCAAACTGTTCAAAGATAATATTGAGCTTGATTGTTTACGTTCGCCGCACCTCTACATCGAACATGCCATAAGAACAAATCGTCATGTTGACAGTTGGTTTAATACAGATGCAATCTATACAAGTTGCGCCGACTGTATATCGAAAGTTTTGCAGTTCGACAACGACGGAGACAAACTATTGGTGATTCCAGATGAAACACTAATAAACCTTGCTAAACGAAACTTGCAAAAGTATGACATAGTACCGCTCTTCTATAACATGGCTAAGGCGGGGGCAAAAGAACTTACTCCCGATAGCCTGTACGATGGATTAATATGTGCCTACACTGGTGGCAATATTGGCGAAATAAGCAACGCCATTACCAAGGTTTGGAATAGCGGAGTAATCGACCAAGAAAAAATCAATGTTGTTAAATGGCTTTGTATGGAGAATAACTTCGTCATAGACTACGCCAAGACCTTGTATAAACCTGTTCGTCCTGATTGGGTAAACGAAATTATTTCCAAGCACGTCAAGAGCAGAGTTCCACATTTCTTTCAATATGCTAAAGGTAAAGAAATCAATCAAGTAGAAGAAAGAGGTTTAAACACGGTTGACAGAATTAAGTCGTTGACCCCTATACAAAAGCTTAACTTTAATTTTAAGAACGACAATGTTGGAAAGTTTGATTATAGATTTCTGCTAAAAAATAAAGAAATTGAAGTCGATGAGAATGTACTTCAACGCTTTAGGGATATATCAAGCAATCTAAGGTTTTGCGACTCAGATGGAACGGCACTCAACTACCAAGCCGTATACGATCAAGCAAAAGAAGAAATGCTTATGCTCGGTCATGACATTGATGATGTTGTAGATATGCTTGTAGAGGATTTATTTCACAGTAGACGTGTTGAAAAGAAAAAAGCATTTTGGGAAATGTTTGGCGAAGTTGTGTACGAACATTTGTCGAACAATTTATCACAAAATTATATCCAGTGTGCCCACTGTCAGAAAAGATTTTATCGTGAAAACCCGAAACAAATTTACTGTAACAAATGTCAAAACAAGAAGTCCATCAAAGCAAATACCAAGATCCTTCAATGTGCAGGTTGTGGCAAAACCATAACAGTAAGTACAAGATGTCATCGTGAAGCCTACTGCCCTGAGTGTAAAATTCATGCAAGAAATGCGGCAAGACTGAGGGCGTATTATAAAAATAAGCATCTTGTGTAGTACAACAAAACTAAAACAAAATCCCCGTAAACGACGTATCTACGTTGTTTGCGGGATTTTTTTTGTATATAAATTTCAAAAAATTACACCCCTTATGGAGAGGAAAAGTCAATATACAAAGAACGGGCTGTCCTACGCTAGCGTTATAATCTTATCAAGTGCGCAGTTATAAGTTAGGATATATCTCCAAAAATATAGAACAAAAGGATTAGATAAATGATTGAAATTAACAAGTGGGAAGAAAAACAATTAAGAAAGACCATACCGAACCTGTGCGTTGCAAGAACTGGTAAAAGTAAAAAGGCTAAGCGTGGTAAAATATATGCTGAGCCTACACGCAAGGTGTTATCTACACTAAAACGGATTCGTGAAGTTGGCTACATTAACTAAGGGCAAATGGTGGATATATGAGTTATAAATATCAACGTTATGAAAACGAAAGCCCTGAAGAATTGATATTCAGGATCTGTAGTCACAAAAATGAAATTGGTACATGGAGCGACGTAGGTAGGGTGTTGAACGAATTACTTGGTGAAAACTATACTGAGTCTGCTTACCGCAAAAAATATCAGAGCTTTGAAAAAATGTTCTCAGGCAATCAGAAACTGTTTTCTGATAATGAAGAAGTCTTATCGGAAATATCAGAGCAAAGACGTGAGCTTGAAAAAGAAAAAATTAAATTCCGTGATGAAAGAAACGCTTGGAACAAACAGAACCGCATTGCGGCAAGAACTGAGCAAAAATTAGATTATCTTGAAGAACAGCTTGCCTCCATGGGTAAAGTGAATTTTAGCAATCATACCACACCTGTAACAGTTAGAGGCAATTCAGATTTGCTTATTACAATTAGTGATATTCACTATGGACTTAATTACAACAATTACTTTGGGACGTATAATTCTGACATATGCAAAAACTATCTTGCTAAATATCTCGAAAAGATTATAAGCATTGGATCACGTCATAAGGCAAGAAATATTCACGTCGTAATGTTGGGCGATATAATTTCTGGCTCAATACATAAGTCGATTCAAATTGCTAACCGCGAAAATGTCATAGAGCAGATTAAAGGTGTGTCTGAGCTATTGAGTTCATTCGTATATGAACTGTCGAATCATTTTGCAAAAGTCACAGTCACAAGCGTATCAGGAAATCATTCACGTCTTGACAAAAAAGATGAAGCACTTCATGACGAAAGGCTCGACGACATCGTTTCGTTCATAATGGAAAAGTCATTAAGCAATGTTGACAATATCAGTTTTCAAACTTACTACAATTTTGATACAAGCATAGCAAGTATTAAGATATGCGGCAAATTGTATTTTCTTGTACACGGTGACTATGATACACCAAATGAGACAGGCATAATGCGACTATGTAGTATGGTTGGAAACATCCCGTATGCAATAGTCATGGGTCATAGACATTCGGCGGCGTACAATGAAATCAATGGGATTGTTATTGTGCAAAGCGGTTGTTTGTGCGGAAGTGGCGATGACTATACGATACAAAAGCGTCTTAGTGGTTTGCCGAGTCAGACAATTTGTGTATGCTCCGAACATGGCATAGATTGTATGTACCCAGTGAAATTTTAGCATACTCAATAGCCTGTATGGGCGATCAAAAAAAATAAATATTCACTGAAGACTTATAATCTTCATGATTACACCAGGAACCCAACACGCCTCCTAGCAATGCGTACCACGTTGGGTCTTTAAATTAATTTAGAATGTGAGGAAAAATAAAATGGTAAAGAAAGATATTATAACAGCCGTATCAAAGAGAACTGGCTTTACAAGAGAAAATTCTGAGGCTGCTATTAATGCAGCAATTGCGGCAATCGTTGACGCTATCAAGTCAAATGAGGAAGTAAGAATTATGGAGCTTGGAAAACTTGAGCCAGTTGTTAGAGCGGCACGCAATAGACATAATCCAAAGACTGGCGAGAAGATGTTTGCTCCAGCCTACAAGAGCTACAGATTCAAGATGAATTCTGTGCTCAAGGATTTTGTCAGAAACAACTAATTATAGCATATTCAAATCTCCTTTTCAGTGTCTTAATATCGACAGATAGAGGACGGCAATAGTCGTCCTTTACATTGCGGAGTAGAGAAAAGGTATCTCGCTTGTTTCATAGGCAAGAGGTTATTGGTTCGAGTCCAATCTCACGCAACCAATTGGGTACGGTTTATGAGGTTTTGTAGACCCATAAAAACAAAACCTAAAATGAAAGAAAGGAGACGCTATGTCAAAGGTATCAAAACTTCCACCTGTTACGCAGGAAGAATGGAACAAAGTAAACGACTTTAACAAATTTATATTTGAAGATTTTATAACGAACAGCACAGAGCTATCGCCTAAAACAAAAATTGCTTATGAGTCAAATTTAAAAATTTGGTTTATTTGGGTCAAAGATAATCTTAATAACAAATCTCAGATCGACATTAAACCTTTAGACTTTAAGCGTTTTCAAAACTGGATGGTCAACCGTGGTTGTTCAAGTGCAGATTGTGCAAACAAAAGAGCGGCAATTAGCTCGCTTAACAATTACATAGATGTTTACTATAGGGACGATTATCCACAATTTCGCAATTTTATTAATAAGAGTATAGCACGACCGCCAAAGGCTTTTGTAAATGAGAAGCAACCACTGACGAAAGAGGAATTTGCAAATCTTATTTCTGTTCTCGAAAAACGTGGTGATTGGCAAAAGGTCGCCTATCTTAAATTTACATTAGATACAGGATGTCGCCGTGCTGAGAGTATACAAGTGAAAAAGGATTTTGTAAACATCAAGCCGACCATAAAACACAAAACCCATATTGACGAAAATGGTAACGAAGTAACAAAAGAGATTAAGTATTATGTTACCCCTACTATTCGTTGTAAAGGAAAGGGTACGGTTGGTAAAGAAAGAAAGTTTAAATTCTCACAGGATACAATGGATGCATTTAAGAAGTGGATTGAAGTTAGAGGTGAAGACGATTGCCCAGACATGTTTATTTCTAAATATGCCGGAAAAGTAAAAGGCATAGCAGAGAACACATTAAACAATTGGGCTACTCATGTATTTACACCTATCGTCGGCAGACGTTTTCATCCGCATCTTCTAAGAGAGTCTAAAGCAACTCAGCTTGCAGTCGAAGAAGGAAAAGACATTTCTGTAATCCAAAGTCTATTAGGCCACGAGTCATCAGAAACTACACAAATTTATATAATCCGTGACGAAACCGATGACCTCGACGAGTTGTTTGAAGAGTAGGTGACGGTATGGGAAGACAAAAACAATCGTTATCTAAGAGACCGTCAGTCGCTACAAAAGAAAACAAAAAAGAACCTAAGACTAAAAGTATAGTCGAAGAACGTGAAAAAGTAATGACCCCTGAAAAGAAAGAGTACCGATACACATGCCTTTCTTGCCATTGCAGTGCAAACAATCCTGTAAACTTTCCTATTTCATACAGTGTGATATATGCTGGCAACGATCACCGCTTGCCATATTGTCGTGATTGTTTGAACGCTATGTGGGCCATTGTTGCAAAAGATTATTCAGATTATCAGGACATTTACCGCAGGATTTGCATGTACTTCGATATCTACTATAATGCAGAAGTAGCCGAGATAGCTTATAAAGAATCCGAGAGTGAAAAACGTGTTTCAAGATATATCACAAAAATAAATCGTTATCCATATAGCAACAAAACTTACCAAGATACGATTAAAGAAGATATGTCTAAAAGGCATACAGAAAATTTCGATGGATTGTATGAACCAATAGAGAAAACTGTTCCTCATGAAATCATTGACTTTTGGGGAGCTGGATTGGAAAGTGCTTCTGATTATCAAGAACTACAGGCTTCTTATGAAAAGTGGAATTCAGAGGTCGAGTGCTCAAAGCCTTCGCAAAGAATTTTAATTAAACGAATTTGTTTCAATGAGCTTAAAACTCATAAAGCAATGGTTGCGGGAGACGACACTACTAAACTTACCGACGAACTCAACAAATTACTTGATAGTGCAAAACTACAGCCAAAACAGGTTAAAGATGTTTCAATAGCCGACGAGAATACATTCGGAACACTTATAAAGAAATGGGAAGATGAAGAACCAGTTCCAGAACCGCTCCCCGAGTTTAAGGATGTTGACGGTATTATAAAATATATTAGCGTTTGGTTCTATGGGCATCTTGCAAAAATGTTTGGTAAAAGAAACAAATGGGGGAAACTTTACAACGACGAAGTTTCAAAATATACAGTTACTCCACCTGAGTATAATTCCGAAGATGATGACATAGACTTTGAGTCAATCTTTGGTGCAGATGAGTAGGTGATACTTTATGATAGTTGATAAAGTGTACACTCAGGATAAAACTATGCAGACGGTAATTGAACGTGCCGCTTATTATAGGGCAAACCCGCATAGGTTTGTAAAAGATTATTTGGGCATTGATTTACGATTGTTCCAAATGATTTTAATAGTCATGATGAACTTTAATACAAATTTTATGTATCTCGCCAGTAGAGGTTAAAATATGGCCTCGCCAATTAGAAACAATTGGGCAATAAGGGAGGAAAATCGAAGAACGCTTAACTGCTAACATCGAGATAATCATTAAGATTGCGAAAGGCTTAATGACATTGTAACGCATAGAGACTGAATAAATATAATGTCTCCACGAGTTCTCCCCACAAACAAGTATAGCTTGTTTTGAAAACCTAACGTTATAACGAGGGTGAAAATATATGCTAATCTGGATTGTATTATCAATCGCTGAAAATGAGGGAAACCTCCAGAGTTGTAGATAAAAAACTACAAGTTAATCACAAATGCAAGGCAAGACTTTTCTATGCGCTATATTTTGTTGCGTAAGATGTATCTTGTATCCTGGCACCAGAATTTGTATTGCTTCTTCTAAACGTGCGCAAGCGTGTGAAGTATTAGAAAAAATTATGACGATATTCTATCCTAATTCCGCTAATTTGCGAAACGAGATAGAGGTTTATAAAAATAACAACACTGAGAATTATATAAAATTCCATAACACCTCAATGATAAAGGTTGTTACCGCAAGTGACAGTGCTCGTTCCAATCGAGCTAACATCCTTATAATTGACGAGTTTAGAATGGTAGACCAAACTATCATTGCAACTGTACTGAAGAAATTCTTGACCGCTGAACGTGAGCCCGGATTTCTTAATAAGGATAAATATAAAAAGCTCAGAAGCACCGATATCGCTCAATATAATAAGTACAAAGAGCGTAATAAAGAAATGTATTTATCCTCGGCGTATTATAAAAAACATTGGTCATGGGAAAAGACTAAGACATATTGTGCGGCAATGTTGGACGATAAGCGCAGTTATTTCTTATGTGGACTCCCCTACCAACTATCAATTAAAGAGGGTATATTAAATGCGGAACAAGTAGCCGACGAAATGTCTGAGGCAGATTTCTCACAGATAATTTGGGACATGGAAAGTGGATGTTTGTGGCATGGTGAAAGTGACGACGCATTATTTAGCTATTCAAGTTTGATAGATGCCAGGGCTATAAAGACTGCTTTTTATCCACATTCGGTAACAGACTATTACCCAGCTTTAAAGAATCCAACAAAGAAAAATGGTGAGATTAGAGTTCTTGCTGTGGATATCGCTGTTATGGCATCGAAGAAAAATAAGAACGATGCAACAGCTATTCATATATTGCAATTACTTCCAACTAGCAATAGCCAGTATATTAGAAATTTAGTATATTCCGAAAACTTTGAAGGCGGTCACTCTGAAACACAAGCAATTACAATAAGGCGCCTATTTGAAGATTTGGAATGTGACTACATTGTTATAGATACGAACGGCGTTGGTAATGGCGTATATGATGAGTTGGTCAAAGATTTGGTCGATCCTGTTACGGGTGAACTATATCCTGCCTTTACTTGTATGAATGACGAAGCAATGGCGGAAAAATATAAGGGTTCTTCACGCAACCCAAGAAAAGTTATCTATAGTATTAAGGCAAGCGCAAAGTTTAACAGTGATTGTGCATACCTGCTTAAAGATAATTTAATGCGTGGAAAGACAAGACTGTTAATTAACGAAAAGGATGCCGACGATATTTTAAAGCAATCCAAAACATTTAGAGGTTTGGACGAAGAAATAAAAGCGAACATCCTTATGCCATATATACAAACTGCCCTGTTGGTTAATGAACTGGTCAATCTGAAATATGAAACAAACGGTAGTTTGATTAAGATTATGGAACGTGGAAACGAAAGAAAAGACCGATATTCTGCGCTGGCTTATGGTAATTATTTTGCCACTGAGTTAGAAAGGACTATCGTTAAACACAAGAAAGCAAAGCTAAACGACAATTTCATTTTTGAATTTAGGGCGCCGTCTTTGCGTACAAGTTAGGGGTGAATAAATGCCAAATACAGAAAAAAAAGAAATTATGGTCTGGGATAAAAACATGGGCAACTTTGCACGTCTTGGCGAAGTGCCAATCAAAAACTTGAATCAAGATTATTATATTAATCGGTCTTCTATTCATTATACCAAATATAAAAAAGAAGACGTTGTCAAATGGTTCACCGATCCTGAAGCAAACGAAAAGAATTTGAGAAATGCTTCTATTTATCTTTATGAAGTAAGCCCACATTATCGCAGGCTGATTAACTATTTTGCCAAGCTTCATACAATGGCATATATTATTGAGCCCTATAAACTTGACCAAAGTAAGAAGATAGATGCGGTTAAATTAAAAGAAACATACATAAAGATTTGCAACTACATTGATAAAATGAATTTAAAACACGAGGCAGTTAAAATACTAACCACATGTTTTAGAGAAGATGTGTTCTATGGATATGTTTATGAAACAACCGATTCATATTATATAAGGAAAATGCCGCCTGACTATTGTAGAATTAATCGAATAGAGGACGGCTGTTTTTTATATCAATTTGACTTCTCTTATTTTACAAGCCATAAAGAAGATTTGGAATCGTTTGGCGAAGAGTTTGTTGAAAAATATGAGCTATATAAAACGCACCGCTCAATGCGCTGGCAAAGTTTGAATAGCAAGCGCACATTCTGTTTAAAAGTAAACGAAGATATTGATTTTCCAATGCCACCTTTTATTGGTGTGTTTGCGGGCATTTTTGATATTGACGATTATAAAGGATTGCAAAAGGCTAGAACTGAAATAGGAAACTACAAAATCTTATCATTAAAAATCCCAATGGAGGACGGCAATTATAAGATGGAGCAGGAAGATGCGTTAATGTATTATAACAATTTGTTAAAGGTATTACCTGAAAACATTGGTGCATTTTTGACCCCTATGGATGTTGAAGACCATGATTTCCAGAAATCAGGTAGCGTTGATACAGACAATGTTAGTGATGCAACTAAGACTTTTTGGAATGATGCTGGTGTATGCTCATTGATCTTCGGCGGTGATAAACAAACCTCCGCAACACTTTCGGTTTCAATTAAGTCAGACGAACAAATGGTCTTCGCTCTAATGAACCAGTTTGGGCGTAATATAAATCGACTACTTAAACAGATAGACGGCAGATACAAATTTAAGATTCAATTTCTAGATGTAACTTATTATAATCAGCAGGAAACATATAAGTCATATCTCAATGCCGCCCAAGCAAGCTTGCCAACAACAACTATGGCGTGTGCAGCATTAGGCGTTGCGCCAATTGATATGATAAATATGAATTTTCTTGAGGACGATATACTACATATCAAGGAAAACTTTGAACCTCTTAAAACTTCATATACACAATCTAGTGGGGATGCTGGTGCGCCAACTCAGGAAGAAAAAGGTGAGCAATTATCTGACGCTGGGGAAAACACACGAGACCATAATTCCAATCAAGAATACTAGGTGAAGCTTATGAAGTTTATATATACAAAAGATATTGATATAAAAAACAAACTTGTCGCTAAAGGCTTTAGACTATTGCAGACCTTTGACAACAAGATTTTTGTTTTTGAAAACAATTGTAGTTCTACCTTTACAAAAGACGAGCTTACAAAGATTGTTTATAGTAACACTTTTTGTATGAGGGGGTGAACAAAACGAAGAAACAAAATTTGCCTATAAATTACTCCATAGATAAAGATTTTAAATCGGACAAGTTTATCAAACTGCGTATGCGGATTTGTCACGATGGAATAAATTATAACAATTCTAAATTTACCATTGAAAATCTTGAGGAGAAAAAAGATAGTTTAGCTAATTCACCAATACTTGCGTATATGTACTTTGATGAAAATGGTGATCCACAATTTGGAGAACACAATTTTGAAATTGAAAAAGACAAAGTACACGACGGTGAGGCTAAAATTATATATACCGAAACGCCAGTTGGTGTTATTCCAGAGACAAATAATTTTGAAGTTGTCAATGAGGATGGCATCAACTATATTTATGCCGACGGATATGTATGGAAGAAATATTCCAATTATTGTGAAGATATTCTCAATCGTTATGATGAAATAAAAATCTCAATGGAAGTGAATATTTTAGCTTATTCCTATAACACCACAGATAACGTATACGATATTACAGATTTCAACTATGCGGCAGTAACGCTGTTGAATGAGGGTTTTGATACAGGTATGAAAAATGCGAGGGCGACAATTGAAACCTTCTCACAATCTGTGGAATCCGAAAAAGATTTGTCCTTTATGATGCAAGAATTAAATAAAGACCTTGCGGATAATAAAGAAGATTTTATGAAAGGAGATGTGAAACAGATGGATAAGGAACTTATAGAAAACATTCTCAAAGAATATAAAATGAAAATCGACGATATTTCTTTTGATATTACAGACGACATGACCGAGGAAACATTTAGATCTCAGCTTGAAACAATGCAGGCTAATTCTAAAGGAGCCGAAGACGGGGCTAAGCCTGATGAGGAGTTTAAGGCTTCTAAAATCGAAGCTCCCGTTACAATGTTTGCAACCGTAAATCAGAAGCGAGAGATGATAAGAAACGCAATTCCAAAAGACAGCAGCGAATATGACGAAGATAAAAATCTCGTTAAGTCGGTAGATTATTGGCTTGAAGACTTTGATGACAATTATGTTTATATGTCAATTTATTCATATGAACGCGGTAATGGCTCTTCTTCAAAGATGGGGCGCTTTGCGTATTCCATTGACGAGGCTGGGGTTGTAACAATTGATAGTAATTATGTAGAGGTATTCAGAAGTTGGGTCACAGCAGAAGAAATGGCTGCACTTGACGCACTTAAAGAAGAAAATAGTAAGCTCAAGTCAGAGGTTGACGAGCTGAATGAATACAAAGAAACTGTTGAAAAAGAAAAGGTTGAAACAGCGGCTTCAGAAATATTTAATGATTTTGAGAATGAGTTATCTGGCGTTGACGAGTTTTCTCTTCTTAAATCCGAGCATGACGGCATGACTGCTGAACAAATATCTGCACAGTGTTACATGCTTCTGGGTAAGAAAAACAAGAAGTCAACCAAAGCAACTAAGGAAAGCAAGACTGTTACATTTAGTTTAAATGGTCAAGCAGAGTCTGTGGACGAGCCTTGGTACAAAGAATTATACGATAAGTATGGAAAATAATTAAGGAAAGAGGTAATAAAACATGGCAACAAGACATGCTATTGTTAGAACTGATAATCTGTCAGGTACTACAGATGGTTCTAAGCTGATTTCAGCTAAGTTTTACAGCGGCTCCGATCCGGCTGCTATTGACAACGGAAATGTTGTATCTATTTCAGACGAGCTTATAAACAGAGAAACATACAAGGTAACTGCGCCTACAGCGGCAGATACAAGAGCAACAATTGGTCTGGTGGCTTCTGCAGAGATTATGTATGACGAGCAGAGACATCACAATCTTGAGGATTTTACAAATGAAGCTGACTCGCTGATTAGGGTATATGCTCTTGAGACAGGCGATGAGTTCTCCGTAACTAAGGAGGCACTTGACGGTACAGTTGCTAAAGATAAGTACGTCAAGCTGACAGCAGGCTCAACAAAGCTTACTGCAACTGACACTGCTACAGGTGCCATTGGTAAGATAGTTGCTGTCGAGATTGTAAACCCTGATACATACTACGTTATCAAGGTTAAGTAATTATAGGGAAAGGAGACACTATAATGGATACAAACGAGAAAATTGTTTCCCTTGCTGTAAATCTGTACAAGGGTAATCCTGTTGGCGAGTTTTCACAGAGCGATTCAATGGAGACACTGAGAAAAGCACTGGTTGCCGCTAACAATGGTTCTACAAAGATTTCATATAAAGATATAAGAGATGGTAAATGCAACGGCGTGTTTGCCATTGTTGAGGAGGTTATTCAGAGAACCGTAGTTGACGGTATTCAGGGTGACGAGTTCTTCATGAATATGGTTGACTATAGAAACGTGAAGCTCGGTGACGAGAATGACTTCTACGTTCCATCAAAGGCACTCTTTGTTGTTTCTGAAGTTGCAAACGGTGTTCAGTCACTCAGACGTCAGAGACTTAATGGTGGTGAACATGTAACAGTTAAGACTTCTCTTAAAGCTGTTAAGATTTATGAGGAACTCAATAGAGTTCTTTCAGGTCGTGTAGACTTTAATACTTTTATCGACAGAGTGAGTGAATCTTACAAACAGCAGATGAGAGCCGACATCTATAATGCTTGGTGTACATATGTTGGCAATGGTTCAACCTATTTCCCTGTAGCTGGTACATATAGCGAAGATGGTCTGCTTGAGATGGTAAACCATGTAGAAGCAGCAACTGGCAAGTCTGCAACAATCATCGGCACAAAGGCAGCACTCAGAAAGATAAAGATAGACACAGTATCTGACGAGGCTAAGTCTGATATGTATAACATTGGTTACTACGGTAAGTTTAATGGTACAAACTGCGTTAAGGTAAATCAGATACATAAACCAGGTACAACTGATTTCCTGCTTGATGACAAGAAACTTTATGTTATTGCAACAGACGATAAGCCTATTAAGGTCGTTACTGAGGGTGAGCCAACAATTATTCTTGGCAATCCTGCCGATAATGCCGATCTTACACAGGAGTTCTTCTATGGCGAGAGCTACGGCGTTGGTATTGTAATGGCGGATCAGTTCGGCGTTTACTCAATGTCATAATAAAAATATTAATATGCAGAGAGTCCAATGCTCTCTGCATTTTTTTGAATGAAAGGAATAAATATGAGTACAACAAAAAGTACAACATCTAAAGGTGTAGCTACATCGAATACAACCAAGGGGGCAACCACTAAAAAAGCCTCTACTTCTGAGTGTAAGAAGGTAGAGCACAAACAATTACCGCTTGATACAATGGTAGCATGCACAAATATGACTAGTGGCAAGCTAATCTATATAAGCACAAGACAAATGGGTTTCACTATTGAGTGGGAACACGAAGGAGATGTAGAATACATTGAACTTGGTGAACTTGTAACTATGCGCAATTCTCAGCGAGCATTTTTTGAAAAGAATTGGATTGCAATTGAAGACCCTGAAGTTAAAAAGTTCCTACGAGTAAATGCCTACTATGATGGTATTCCGTCAATAGACGATTATGAAGACCTATTCAATAAGCCAGATTCTGAGATATTGGAGATCTTAAAAGGCGTTCCAGATGGATTTAAAGAAATCTTAGCAAATAAGGCTAGCAAAATGATAAGTGATGGTACGATAGATTCTCGTAAAACAATTGCATTACTAAAAAGCGAACTTAACTTGGATATTGAAGAGTAATGGAGGTGTATGATATTGGCTACACCTTATAGCGAAATAACCGATAGCTTTGTTGGTATTGTAACAGAGTACAAGTTTTTTAATATTTTAAAGGAAGACCGTGACGAATGGCTTACTGATATAATGGACAGAGCTTGTGCAAGATTTAGAAAATCATGTCGTAAAAATCTTGACGACCGAAATGAAGAATTGCGTCAATTTAATGCCACGCTTGATGCAGATGAGATTGACATTATTCATCAGTTAATGATTGCCGAATGGTTAAGACCTCAATTATTCTCCTGTGAAAATCTCGAGAACAGACTAAACACTAAAGATTATTCAGAGTATTCACCTGCAAACCTATTAAAAGAAATTCGTTCTACCCATGAGTATGCGGTTGATGAAGCAAAGAACATGATAAAGAATTATACTTTTTCATTCCGTGATTTGGGGGACAAAATAGATGGCAAATAATAATTTATATATTAACTATTTGAATTCTTTAATCTCCAAGGTATATAAAATTCTTCCGATGAAAGAAGAACAAAATACTACAACGGAAGCGTACATATCAAGTTTAATTTTTGAGCTACATGGCTTTGAAAATTTACTGAACGAATATCACAACGATGCGAGAATACTTACAATTATATGTATACTTGAGTCTCTTAAAGAATCTAACATTTCGCATGAGGTTTACAAAAGTGAAGTCTTTAAATGTATTAGCCTGATTGAACAAATTTTACGGGGGTGAGAGCAATCAATAAATTTGACTTGTACAACAGGGTGACTTTATCTGATGGCACAACCCCAAAAGAGAGAATGATTAATCATTGCAAAAATAATATCATTTATAAATCACGGCGCAGTCCTTCACGCAAAAGTGTTCTTATTGACAGCGAACAAAAAGATGTGGTAATAGTATCAGGAAGCAATAACCATGTAAAAACGATTTGTGCTTTGCCAAACGACATTATCTATGATGGACAAATTGTTGAATGGGAAAAATCACATTGGTTAATCTCTGATGTTGATATTGAATCTTCGGTTTATTATAAAGGAGTTATACACCAATGCAACATTAATTTACGTTGGCAAAACAAGGATGGCGAAATTATAAGTCGATGGTGCTATGCTGAAACGAATACCGCAGACGGTATCAAAGAGGGTAATACGTTAAATTTAACCGACGGCAATTTAACCTTGCATTTACCCCTAGACAATGAAACACGTCAACTTCGTTTAGATAGGCGCTTTTTATTAGATATAGAAAAAGACAATCCGACGGCATACAAACTTATTAATCGTAATGTTGTAAGCGGAATATATGATGAAAATCATGAGCATGGCGTGTATATTATAACGCTACAAAAGTCCGAACGATCGCACGATCGTGATAACTACGAATTGATGATTGCGGATTACTTTAAGCCTGCCGAAGATAAGTCGGTTGGAATAAACTGCGCAATTAAATTTGATGGCTCCCCTACCATTAAGGCAGGCGGGTACTATAAAAGTTTTAATGCTGTATTCTATGATAAGGATGGTTCTGAAATATCGCAAGAAGCGATATGGAATGTAGCCGTTATTGACGAACATAAGAAATATTTTTCTATCGTTAATGAGGGTTCTACAATAAAAATCAAAGCCGACAACAATGAGGGTATCATTGGCTCAAAGATTAAAATTGAACTATGTAACCCGACTCAAAATTGTTCTGCCGAACTTTATGTAAAGGTGGTGGCAATTTTATGACACCGTCTGGACAAATAAAAAAATATAAACAGCAATTAATATCATTGTTTGTGAATAATGAAAAAATCGTAAAGCTTATCAATGAAAAAGATATATCTAATCCTGAAGATTTGATATACCACAATTTCTTTAATTTTATCCGAGTGCCAGAAACTATTGATGAGGAACGTAATTATATTTGCATTAAAATAGATGTGCCCGAAGTCTATACTTCAAGTCTGTTTTTTAAGCAAATCATAATAACAATCTATGTTGTTTCACATCAAAAGCAAATGGTTACGGAATTTGGTGGGGCACGTCCTGACTTAATTGCGGAACAAATTGAAGAAATTCTAATTGATTATAAGGGTATCGGCAAGAAGAAGCTTGTAGAAATTTCAAACGTAGAAAAAGATTTGGGCGATAGACACAGATGTCGTATCTTAAAATTCAAAGCCGAAGATATGTCAAAAAGTAGGTGTGCTATGTAATGGCAAATCAAAGTCTGCTTGATCTTAAAACTTTTAAAATACGAGATTGGATTTCTATAAAAATTCCAACTCTCGGCGAGTATCGAAAATTGAAAAACATTTCTGAACTCGTCAATATGTTTACGACAACTCCATCGGCACACATGATTGAACTTGATGATATGGGTATCGACTTCACTCAAATCAGTGATTACGAATTTTTCTTGAAATTGTTCGATACCGCATTTGTGAAGCCTCAAGTATTAATGACCTGCGATATGTCAGATGATGATAAAATTAACCTTTTATCAACACTGCAAATTATCGACTCAAATGAGCTTTTTGACTGTGTAGATTTTAATTCTTGTTACATAGACAATGAAAATGGCTTAAAAACTATCAAGGATATCGAGGGCAACCAAATTATTGACGAATTTATTTATATGCAGATATCCAGCGCTTTATGCGAAATATTCAACGTAAAAAAATATAAGCGTAAACCGGGTAACAATACCGCAAAAGAATACATTCTTGAACGTGAACGTGAAAAAGCAGAAATAGCAAAACGTCGTAACAAACAGCTCCAAATGTCCGACGACATCTTAGACGGCGAAATTGTTGCATTGGTATGTCACCCAGGTTTCCCTTACGACTTTGATAGTATTAACAATATTTCTATTTACAACTTTTATGCCTGCGTTAAACAGGTTATAAAGAAAGACCAATACGATAAGTTGGTCACTGGGGCTTATTCAGGTTTTGGAACAGTTAAACTTGATAAACTTCCAGAAGATAAATTAAATTGGTTATCGTGGAGATAGGCTCAACCGCAAGGCTTGAGTCTTTTTTATTTTTAAGGAGGAAAAACTATGGCTATTCAGATTAATGGTTTTACCATTACTTCCCTTGAGAAGATACATGGCTATGACAGAGTATCTGGCGTTTGCGAGTTTCTGCTTGACGAGCTTAAGTCTGCTAAGATCGCAAATACTGAGGATACAACAGATATCACAGGTAAGGGTGATAGAGTTCTTAAGCAGATTAAGAAGAATAAGTCCACAACTGTAAGTGGTGAGTCTGCACTGATTTCAGGTGGTCTGCTTGCGGCTCAGACAGGTTCTTATGAAGAGGTTGGCGATGTTAATATTAGATTCCCTGATGTTATCAAGGTTGAAGACACAACTTCCTGTAAGACAAAGTTTACGGCTCTTGGCGCAGTCGGTGCGGAGATTATTGACCTCAGAGTTATGGCTCCAAACGGTGCGCTTCTGCCTATCCATTATACACAGTCAACTGGTGAGGCTGACGCTACACACTTTAAGTACGAAGCAGCTACAAAGACGCTCACACTTCCTACTGATACAACAAACATTTCAGTTGGAACTTCAATCGTAGTTTTCTATGATTTCAAGACAACAGGTTCTAGGGTTATCAATAAGTCCGACGTATTTGGTAAGACACTTTATGTTGCAGTAGATTGTCTTGCTACCGACGTTTGTGACAATGAGTACAAGTGTCAGTTCATCATTCCAAGAGCACAGTTCTCTGGTACTTTTGATATTGACATGGGCGGTGACCAGACAATTCAGGCTTTTGAGGCCACAACGCTCGTTGATACTTGCCAGGGTACTGCAAACGGCGAACTCTTTGAGTTCATTGTATATCAGGATCCAGAGGATTAAGGTAAGGTGTAGAGCAATTGCCTAAAACCAAATACCTTAATGAATGTAGGTTGTGTGGAACGCACTACCCTGCCTGTAGCTATTGCGATAGCACCAAAGAATCAAATAGTTGGCGCAAGGTCGCTTGTTGCTGGGGGCATTATCTTGCACTTCAACCGATGATTAAATACGACCAAAAGTCGTTATCAAAAGAAGAGGCGAAAGAGGAAATAAACAGTGTTATTAACCTTTATGGTAAATTTGAAGTATCAAGCACCATGAAGAAATTGTATGACGACATCATGTGTGATGAAGCAAAGCCTACAATAAAGAAAAAGCAGAAAATAATAAATGCAAATAAATAACGTATCGGGCTTGTAAAAAGCAAGCCCTTTACTTTATTGAGGATAAAAGGATGAAAGCTAATCATATTTGCAAATATAGCAAATGTAATTTGGGCAACAATGGACAACCAAAACAATATTATGCCTGTGACTATTGCGATCGAATTAATTCTTGGAAATCCATAGCGTGTTGTAAAGAACACTTTGATTTATATATAGAAGAAGAACTCAAGCGTAAATCTATGCTGAATAAAATCAATATGTTGCCAAAGCGTATCGACATGAGTGAGGACGAAATAAAGGGGCTTTATAATATTCCAGCCGACGTTGTGCTTGAAAAGACTAATCAAGAACTTCAATATTATAAAGACAAATATGGCATTAACAATATTAACGAGGTTGTTGACAAAATAAACGACGAATTAAATAAGGAGGGTAGGTTATAAAAAATAGCCTACCTATTTTTTTCAATACAAAATTATATTTTCTATGTTTGTAATGTGAGGTGAAACTATGCCAAGATTAAAAAGCTTGCCAAAAGAACAGGCAAAACAAATTGCTAATATCAACAAAGCAATAGCCGAAAAGGTTGGGGTCGCTTTGTCAAAAACAATACAAGGCGAATTTCAAGAAAAGGCTAAAAAAATTATGCACGATAAAGTCGTTGAAGATGTATACTCATACACTCCAGTAACATATGAACGCCGTGGTACAAACGGTGGTATGGCCGATGAAGATAACATTCAGGTGCTTTCCAATGAAGTTACAGTAGCACCACGCAAGAGTAGCAACAGAATATGGGCTGAAGATAAAAAAGGAACTGAGACTCGAATCTATGGTAGAAATGGTTACTTTGTCAAACAGCGAGGCAACTATATAAATATGGATTACAGAATTTCGGGAAACTTTTCTTTTGCGAATATCGCACCGCCAAATGATAGCGTATTTGGAACTAACATTGATTATAGTTCCGACCCAACAATTTTATCGGCTTGGATTGACCAAAACGCTGTTCCAGATCTAAATGATATGTCTCGAAAATTTAACGGGCATCCAAAACATTTTATAAAAGATACTTACGACGAATTTTATGTTAGCGGGCTTGCCAAAGATATTATAATAAAAGGTTTAAAAATAGAGTTTAAATAAGGACGGTGAATGAATAATGGCAGGATATATAGGCGACGTAAATATTAGGGTCAATGCCGACCTTAATACCAAGGATATGGAAAGGGCTTTGAAAGATTTCACCCCTACAATTGAAATAGAGCCTAGGGCAGATAAGTTAAAGAAATCACTTGAAAAAGAATTAACCAAAGCTTTTGCGAAAGTTAAAGACCTTAAAGACGAGTTTGATAATTCTACCTTTAAATCCAACGGAAACAATTATAACTTCTCACAGTTCTTTAATACTTTTAGCAGTAATCAGCTTTACGGTAAAGGCAACAAAGGCCAGGTACAAAATAATCTTAATTACTACATAAAGAAAGCAAATGAAATGCACGATGTTGCCCAAAAGCTTTCTAATAGTAAACTTGAATTTGATACCTCTTTATCGTCGCTTGGTTTAAGCTATAGTGATATCGGGCTATCTGAGGATCAACAGCAGTGGCTAAAATCCGTTGAAAAATCTTACGAGACTGCGGCACAAAAAGCGCATAAAGTGATAAATGGAGTTATATCTCGATATAATAAAGAGCATCCTAATGATAGCTTGCAGATAAATCCATTGAATGCGAACTTCGGCGATGTGTCAAAACTATATACAACAAGTTTACAAACGTCTATAAAAACAGCATTTAAAAAAATTAATGCTACGGGATTAAATCCAAGTAAACTTAGTTCAAAAGATATAGACTTACAAACCAAGAGATTATCTGATGTTATTCCGCTAATGCAGACACTTAACAAATTCTCCAAAAAAGATATGGTTAAGTATAGGTTTGATGGGGACACAGATAAAAGTGTTGTTACCATTGCCCGTGTAAAAGAACTGTTAGAAGACTTTGAGTATTATTGGAAAGAAACAACGGTCTCTCAAAAAGAGCAAGTCAAAGACAAACAACTAAGCAAATCCGAAAAAAAGGAAGTCTCTAATGAGGTTTACGTCGAACAGCTTGAAAAGCGTGTGTCTGAATTAAGGCGGGAAAACTCAAAGCTTGAAAACGACAAGAAAAAGCTTGCTGCAAAAAAAGAGGGTACAGGGGATAATAAATTACCTGACGATTACAAAAATCTTAAATCTGAAAATAAGACGCTAAAAGAAGAAAACTCCAAGCTATCTGATTTCGTGGCTAATATGCAAGATAAACAACAAGATTCTGGCAATAGCTCTGATAACATCGGTTCTTCAGAGGGTGGCGAAGTTGGTGAGAGTAGCGTATCGCTTTCAAGATTTGAGGCAATTAAAGGATTGTTTAAATCCCGTGACATCTCTCTAAACAACAAAAAGAAACAGGTCGAAGCTTTAAATAATAAAATTAAAGAGCTTGAAGAAAAAATCAAGACTAGCAGTAAAGCTACGGTAAAGGGTAACGAAGATAGCGCTGGCGTAGCGGGGGCTAGTGTTGGAGATTCCGATAGTAAAACAGATGAAGAAAGTACAAAGTTAAAGGCTAATCTCGAGGCTCTTAAGAAACAGTATGAAAAGTCGAAGTTAGACTATGAGAACAACAAAAAGCTTTCTGAAGAGCTTAAAGGCTTAATTGATAAAGCCGAACAATCACAACAAGGTGGCTCGGGTAACATCTCAAAAGAAGCCTTAGAACAGTTTAAGACTGAGATTGAAAAAGTGTGTTCTTCAATTAAAATAGGCGAATTTGATTATGCCGAGGCCTTGGAAAAACTTAGGCAGGCATTGAAGAATGAAACGGTAGATATTAATGTAGGCAACCTGAAAACTACAAATAAATCAACAGCCGATTCAGCTTCAAGCCCGCAAAAGAGAGTTACAAGAAAACCGTCGTCTAAAAGCGATAAATCAGATAATACCACTGAGGATGACCAATATTGGAAAGAAAAGTTTAAAGCCAATATTGAAGAACACACAAGTGAACAATCTCCACAGGAACTGAAAGACTACTTCAAGGCCGTGTCTCAAATATCACAAGAAATTGATAAGTCGATGAAGTCAATCAATAGCACAGCTGATAGCTTGATAAAAAAATCGGGTACAAAATCACAGCAATCACAAAGTAAGAACTTGGGTTTATCTAGTGAATATTCGGCAATACAATCTCAGGCGGCTAGCATTCAAGAGCAGATTGAAAGTATAAAGCAAGAACTGTTAAATCCTGATGCTGACACTAATTCAATAACGTTCTTCAAAAATATAGACGAACAAGTCAAAGAGCTTTATGCGGACTTAGAAGTTATTCAAAATCAATACAATGATACTACCAAGAAATTCGACGAATTAAGTAATACATATAAAGTAGATGCGGCTACCAAGCGAATGGAGAAAAAGACTTCAACGCTTTTAGGTCAGTATGTATCATTTAAAGGGGCTAATAGCAACGCCTTTAAACAAAATTCTGATTTAGCCACACAGTGGGATGAATGGTATAACAAACTTAAACACCCAGAATTGCTTGATGCAAAAGAAATTGATAAAGCCGATGCAAAGCTCAAGGAAATGCGTGCTACCGTAAAAGATCTAGGAATTGGCGGTAAAACAGCTGGCGAATTAATTTCTAACATGTTCAAAAAGTATGGTGGCTGGGCAATCGTTACTAGGTCAATGGTATATGTAAAATCTGTGCTGAGAGATATATACCAAGCAACAAAAGATGTAGATACCTCAATGGTCAATCTTAAAAAGGTTAGTAACGAAACGGCGGCATCATATGATGCGTTTCTAACAAATGCGGCAAAGAAATCAAAAGAGCTTGGCGTTTCAATAAGCGACTTGGTAGACTCGACTTCTGAGTTCTCAAGACTCGGCTATAACCTCAAAGACGCAACTAAGCTCGGCGAACTTGCAACAATGTATTCCAATGTTGCCGAAGATTTAAGTGTAACCGACGCCGCCTCTTCAATCATTTCGACAATGAAGGCGTATGATATTGCCGCAGACGATGCACAAGAAATCGTAGATAAGTTTAACTATGTAGGTAACAACTTTGCCATTTCTTCCACTGGGCTTGGTGACAGTTTACAACGTTCTGCTTCTGCTTTGGTTGCCGCAGGAAACAGCCTTGACGAAACCATCGCACTTACAACAGCGGGCAACGCTATTGTTCAAGACCCTGAAAAAATGGGCACTGTCCTTAAGACGGCTTCGGCAAGATTAAGAGGAGCAACAGCTGAACTTGAGGAAATGGGTGAAGAAACAGACGATGTAGCAAACGGCACAGCAAAGCTACGTCAGGAGATACTTGCTCTTTCTGGCGTTGACATCATGAAGAATGATAGTACCTTTAAAGGCACATATCAAATTCTTGACGAGATATCGAAAGTATACGGCAGCCTTTCAGACGTAAATCAGGCGGCACTGCTTGAACAAATTGGTGGCAAAAACGGCATTAACGTAATCGCCGCAGTATTGTCCAATTTTGACGAAGCAAGAGAAGTCATGAGTACCATTGGTGGTTCCGAGGGTTCGGCTTCTGAAGAAATGGAAAAATCACTTGACTCTATAACAGGTAAGCTTGGAAAACTTAGTGCTATATTCCAAGATATATCCACAAAGGCGTTAGAGTCAGACACAGTTAAATCGTTCTTAGATATTCTTATCGGTATAGGTAATGCAATATCTAAGCTTATACCTAACCTTAATACTGTGCTTAAAATTGGCGGAGCAATTGGTGCAGGAGCATTAGGTGCAAAAGGTATTAATATAGGTGCGGGTGAACCCATAAAACACAGGGTTCCACTTAGTATGCCCGCAAGCATAATGGTAATACCATAATCGAGGTATTATTGTTATGACAGGCAAAAAAGTATAAATTGACTACTTAGTAGTAACGGGTTTGATAATTCCCGTTCGGGGATGGTAATATTCAATTCTATCACACTTTTTTGAATATGAGAGTATCCGCATCCAAACCGATCGGCGTAAGTTTGCCGCATAAGACATAATCGGCTTAACGATCGGCAGGTTCAGAGACTATAATTGCTTATTGGTGTTCTGCGATAGTGAACACTGGTTATTGGATAGTCCACGGTGTAGTTGTCGGATAGACGACAATAAAAATTATAAAACTGTTGACTTCTGTAATATTATGTGATATAATGGAATGAAAATATTATAGGAGTTGTTAATTATGTCTAAAGAAAATAACAAAGAAAATCAAAATAAGAATATCAACGAGAGCGTTTCAAACGAGCCGATAGTGGAAATCAATGTTAGAAGGAACTATTCGTATGTCCCAATCGACAGTGATGTTAGCGAAAGACCACCTATTCCTACTGTTGATATTGATAAAAACAAAAAAGGAGAATGACGGTTGACCGAAATTATTTCATACTTGCCAAATATAATTATTTATCTAGTATTAGGCTTTGTTTTTATTAAAGTCTTTAGATTTGTTTATATAGAAGAAAGTCCAAATGATAGTCAACATATACTCACTGAATCTCTCATATATGGCTTTATTCTCCGAAATATCTACTCGGCTTTTCCAATTAGTATTGGCGCTTATATTGACATAATAGGAATGGTTTTGTCTACAGTAATAATAGCATATCTTCTTGCTAAATTTATATATAGTAAACCATTTGGCAAAATACTTACCAAATTAAAAATACAACAAACGCCGATTAAAGATTTTTGGATTGATATAACACATTCAAAAGAGCGAACATATATAACCGTTTATGATAAAGAGTCCGATCGAATTATAAATGGAAGATTTGCTAGAGCTGAGACATTTAATAAAAGACCACTCATACAGCTATCGGAATATATTATAAAAAATACACGGGGCGATATAATATCCGATATGTCTCTTAACACTGCCGACACTATTGTTATTGATACGTCTAAATACCCTGAAATCATGTTATCACATCCACAACCAAAAGATAAAAAGGAATCTGAAGAATCACAGACTAAACATAACCCGATAAAGTCAATATTAAACAAAATAAAAACTAAATTTCATCATGACTGAAAAAGCTCCGAGGAAACTCGGAGCTTTTGTTATAGAAAGAGTTTTATTTTCCAAATGGATATATCGTTTAATCGTTTATATCCGTCGTCTTTTAATACAAAAGCATTGAATTAATATGTCAATTTCTGTTGACATTCGCAGGAATATATGGTATAATCTTCGTAGAAGATAATGCTATTATATACATATTAATGGAGGTGCTACGATATGGATTTTTTCTTTCTTTTATGTGGTTGGATAATTTACGGTATCATGAAAGCTCACGAAAAAGCCGAGCTTGCCAGAAAGCTTCCGCCGAAACCAACTAAGCCTTATAACCTTGACAGGCAACTTGAGCTGATTGATTGGTTTCGTCACAAGAAAACATACTACGATGGCACTCCATTTCCAAGTGACTTTTCACTTATAAACTGTGATGAGCAAGCTCGTCGTCAGCTATACAAGGAGGGTTATGCTTGGATGTCGGCAAGTGGTTCGCTGTTCAAACTTGACGATTATATTTTTGACAAAGAGGGGTATATAGTTGGTTACAATTTTCCAACTAAATTAAAACCACAGAGAGAAAGAACTTATAGTAATATTAAGCACGAAAATGATAAAGATTAAATTATCGGCATAACAAAAAAGCTCCGAGGAAACTCGGAGTTTTTATTATGCAAAGAGTTTTATTTTCCAAAGTGATATATCAAGCTCTTCGTAATCGTCTTTGATAAATAAATCGTTGAGATTTTTAAGTTTTCTATCAACTACTTCATTTTTACATTCATAGGCGTTTGCAGAAGTGTCAACACGCTTGTTATAACTGTTTCTCGACCATTCCTGCGTTTTATCTAACTCAGTTTCGTTTAACTCAACAATCTTATATTTCAATAAATCATACTTCTTTAACATCTTATGAGTGCCATTGAAGCTACAGACAATACGTCCCTGAACCTCTGACAATTTCTCCGAACTTATATGTTCTATGGAACAGCAGACCATAAGGCCGTCATCAATTTCATATACTACTGAATAACATATAAACCTATCATTTTCGTAGGGGTCTATTTTCTTATATGCACTGAAATCATCGCCAATCTGGCTGCCTTTGGCACACTTCTTAACTTTTTGCACAAGAGCAAGCATATGCTGTTCATCATCGTTTAATACAATTTTAGCTATCTGTGGTTTGAAAATATTAAATAGTACAAAAATTACAATGACGATACCGATAACAATTAGAACCTTTTTATGCTTTAATAGTTTCGCTTTCATGTTTGTCTCCTCTGATTCTATATAAGTTTTTACAGGTTAATTATACCACATTTATACCGTTGTGTCAATGTTTTTTACACCGATACTCAAAACAATAAAAACTTTACCAACGGCAATTCAGAACGGTATAGCAAATGGTAAAAATAATTCAATCGTACTTTCGACAGATGAGGCAGAATCTCAGCTCACCGATTTTATAGAAAAAGTAAAAGTCGGTGGTATGAGTGCTGAAGAATACTTTAACGATCCCCTAAATGAAAGTAAGACGGTTCTAAAAGGTTACGCCTCAAGTGTTGACGACGCCTCTATGAGCACAAAGGGTTTTGTGCAATATAGCAAAGACCTCAATGTACAGGTTAATAAGCTCGGAAAAAGCGGTGGCATTGTTTCTGGTGTTTTCAGAAATATTAAAACTATCATAACAAATGGATTGGTTACATTAGCGACATACGCAATTTTCTCCGCTATTGACTATTTTGAAAATCGTGTAAAGAGAATGAAAGAGGAAGCCGAAGAATTAAAGACAGCTTACGAAAATAAGGCTGATGAAATAAACGGTAATCTTAATTCAGTTGAAGGCGTATCTAAAGAATTTGATAAGCTTTCCAAGGGCGTTGATAATTTTGGCAATAATCTTTCATTGACTAACGACGAATATTCCAGATATAAGGAGATATCAAACGAACTCGCTGAAATCAATCCTAAGCTGATTCAGGGTTACGACGACGAAGGTAACGCCATTATAAATAAAAATAATGCCATTAAAGATACGATTTCTTTGCTAAAGGAACAGCAAAAGTTAAACGCAAGCGACATTACTTCAGATAAAAACTTGCAGAAATTAGCCAACGGACTGATTGGTTCTTTCACTGATGAAAATGTAAATATGAATGGTATCCATAACATTGAAGACCAGTTTAATCAGTACAAGACGGAATTCGGCAATAGAATAAAAACTTATGTTGATAATTTAGACGATAACAATAAGCTAAAAGAAGAATTTGCTACTTATTCAAATAAGATACAGGGGTTTAAATTTGAACCATCGGCCAGCCATTTAGCCGATATTCAGAAAGATATAAGTGAGTTGATGAATAAAGGCGGTAAAGATAAATTTTTAACGTCCGACTATAACAAATATGTGAATTTCATAAACGAAAATATAGACCAATATAATTTGTATAAGCAAAACCTTGAGGAATATACCAAGTCCCTTAACTCAACCTTACAGCTTATTCCAAGCACTCTTGATTTTTATGATGAATTATCAAGTGGTGAGAAAGGTATTATATCAAGTTATATTAATAATTTTGCATTAGACGTGAGTGACAACCACAAGAGCTTTGAAGACCAGATCGTTGAAGAACGAAGCAAAATCATAAGCTTTTGCAAAACCTTAAATAACTCACTCGATGCCAATGCCGAATCGCTGTCAATCACATTGGACGCTTTGTTGAATCTTGATACTACACAATCTGTTCAAGAATATACAAAGCAACGTGACAAATTGCTTTCTAAAATCGCCAACTCTGACTTTGCTAAAAATCAAGGTCTTTCAATCGACGATATCAAAGTTATGCTTGGTTTCTCATTTAAGGCCAACGATGACGAGATAGAGGACGAGCTTACAAACAAGATTGAGAATATTGCCACTCGTGTTGTGAATCGGATACCGACGTTGGCTGGCAACCAAAATGGTCAAGCAATTATTGAAGGCTTGCTTAAAAATCTTACCCCAGATAACATTGACACTTTAATGGACACCAGCCTTGACAAAATAAATTCATGGCAAGATGTTCTCGAGCTCTTAAATACAAAAACCACATTTAGCCTTGCTGACTATTCCGAGGATGTTGACAACGTTCAAAGCAAAATTACCGCACTTGCTTCTGCGTATAAAGAAATTCAAGACGGCACTTTTGAAGTTGGTAGTAGTGGCTGGGAACTCGTTAAAGGTTATGAGGAATTTCTCCCGTACCTTGACGATACAAATGGCGGCTTTGAAGAACTCGGTAAGAAAATCAAAGAGGCAATGGGCATTGCTCCTAACGACCTGATTAAGCAGCTTTCTCAACTTAAAGGCTTGAGTGATGCCGACCAAAAATCTGTGAATAATCTTATCAAAGTTCTCTACAAAATGAAAGACGTCAGCCTTTCCAATCTTACTTCGGATGGATTGCTGACTGCCGAGAAGAACCAAGTACAAGCAATCATTGACAAGATAAATGATAAGAAAGACAAAGAACAGGAATACCTCGATACGCTTCAAGAAGAGGAAGATACTTTAAATGATATCATTGACAAGTATCAGACCGCTGGTGATACTGCTATTGATTATATTGAAAAAGAAATCAGTAGTCTTGAGGATTCTCGTGACGATGTAGAGTCATATTACGACGACCTCATTGATAAGCTCAAAGAGGAAAATGACGAACGTGATAGGGCTATTGAGTTGCAGGAAAAGCAAGACGCTTTAGCTAATGCAAAGAAGAAAAAGGTTGCTATCTATAGCGAAGCAAGTGGCTGGCATTTAGAAACCAACTCCGACGAGGTTGAAAAGGCACAGCAGGAACTTAATTCACTACAAAACGAAATAGCTATTGATAATCTTGAAAAAGAGAAAGAGGCTGCTATGCAACCTTATACCGACCAAATTGAGGCATTTGAAAAGTATAAGCAAGCATGGAGCGATGCTATGAGTGCCTATACCAACAATCAGAATGAAATGATTGCGCAACAAATTTTAGGTATAGATTGGCAGGGTAAACTTCACAATCAGGATATCGGTATTCTTAACAAATACCAAACTGATTATAGCGGTTATCAAACTAAACTCAAAGATAACGTTCAAAAAGAGAAAGAGATTATTCAAAACCGCATTGACCAATATGCAAAAGAGGCAGATGAGTGGGAGAAGTATCTCAAACAGTTTGATACATTCGTTTCCGATTTATCTGACCAAGACGTTAAATACTTTGAAGAACTTAAACTCAAAACACTTAATGAAAAGAGTACATACCAAGAGCGGCTTGATGCTTTGCGTGAATTTAAAGCCGATTATATTCAGCTATCAGATGATCTGGCACAATATGAGGGCACCTCTATAAAGAAAGCTTTGTCTGGTAGCGGCGTATATGCTGTCGAAAAAGATAACGCAATTCTTGGTGCATACACCACCAAAAAGGAAGCCGACAAAGCTATGTATAAGTTTGCGGGGCAAATGATAAGTGAAAAGGTTTCAATGCTCGGTGGATTGAGTAATATCAGTGTAACCAAACTTGCGGAACTACAAAAGGAGATACGCTCAAAATTCAAGGTAAAGCAGTATGCGACGGGTGGAGTTAATAGCTACACGGGAACGGCTATGCTACACGGAACACCATATAAGTCTGAGGTAATCTTTAATTCTTCGGACGCCAAGAAACTCTATGACATTGTACACAATACTCGCAATGTTGCGAGCGTTGTTGGTAAGACTATAGGTGACAATCTTGTAAGTGGTACGCAGGCGGCTGGATCAATGTTCACAACAAATGATACCACTAATGGTGATACCACAATTACATTTAGAATTGGCGAAATTCATACTACCGACGGCACAACATTCTTACAGCAAATGAATGACTATTTGAAGCAAGCAGACCGTGATCGCATGATAGGTAGAAACAGATAATACAAAACGAGCCGTCAGACCTTGGCGGCTCTTAATTATTATAAAGGGTGGTGAAATGAATGATAATGACACCTACACTGGTTTTTCCAGATGACGAGGTCGTAAAAATAGATAAACACAAGGGCGAGGACGGTGAATATGACCGTGCGCCACGTTTTAGCTACCAGTTTAATTGCACGGCGGGTTCTGCAATGCGTTGGGCGTTGTGTACCTATACAAACATAAGAACTGGGGAACAGAACTATTCTTATTTCCCTAAAGGCGGCGATATCAATACATTTTACAATGGCGATAAAGTTGATGTAAATGAATTGGTTTTTAATGACATAGCAAAGAATGGCCACGATTATATGTATCAATATACGCTGTTTCAAACAGACCCAACGACTATTACCGACGATACACAGTATGGTGATGGTGTTGGTTTGTATGACATGTATTTCTGCCGTGGTAAAATTCAGTCTTCGGGTACTACATCAAGTTTTATGATTAACAAGGAAATTGCAAATCTCAAGAGCGCGTACTATTATGAGCGTTCCGACGGCTCAGTGTATTTAGTCGGCGGCGCCTATATCGAGATTGGAGAAGAAAGACGACTGATAGAAACCTACGATTATAAAACTGGTAACGTAAGATTAAAGTCTGGTTTTACAACAGCCCCCGCAAGAGGAACTGTGTTTAGGATTTTTACAAATTACTTTATGGATAAGCCGCATTATGTTAAATGCCGTGAAGATCCACAGTGCGATTTTACTGTATCAATCTCTTCTAAAACAGCAAATCCAATTGAGTGTAAGACAAGTTATAGGCATCCAAATCACGTTGGGCTGAAATATTATAAGTATTACCTCTATCAACTTATGGGGACGATTGGTGCAATTCGTGACGGCAAAATTCTTGAAACGTCGGCATACAACTATGTAACTATTGAGCCAGGTATTGCCGATAAAATAGTGGGCAAATACATAATGATTGAAAGCTCACCCTCGGAAAGCACGGGACATGTTTACAATGGAACAAGCGCATTAATCGTATCATACGATATTGATACAGGTGTGGCTGGTCTTAATTATTCGGCTCGTGATTTGATAAAAGGTTCACGATATACTATTTACAATGGCAATGAACGACTTATCGACGAGAGCGATGAGATATATGATTTTGAACTCAAATACTCATTTTATGCAAATTGCTTTGGAAGTTCTTTTAGGGCTGTAAGCGAAATCATGACTCTCGATGATAAAATGTACAGATATACTCAACAGAAAGACTTCCCTGCTGAAAGTATAGACGGGATCGTTTCAGAATTTGATTTTAAAATCTTTGATAATCACACAGCTATGCTGACGTGGAAAACTTCAAAATCACTCGGAGTGGCAAAAATCTTTAGACAAAATGTCAACGATGACGAATATGTTTTCATTGGAACTGCTACTGGCAATTCATTTTTTGATGTAACAGTGGGCAATCAGCAATCATATATTTATTATATTTGTTATGCAAACTATGAGGCATATATTACGCCAGAGGTGTCTACTGATTGGATTGGATGGTCGATTTACTCGTTAAAGACCGCTGGTGATTGTTATAATAAAAAGCTCTATTCAATTAATGAAACTTGGCATTTTATTGCGGGCATTAACAACAATGATATAACATCAAATATTGGGCTTACTGTTCATACGGGTACGGGCGTAAAACCCAAAACTACACGAACTGTAACAAACTATGAAAGCGGCGAATTTACGGCGAACCACTTAACATTGGCATGCCCTGATGACGAAATAGTTGATACAATTGATAGCGTTAAATCTTGGACAAAATTCATTACAGGTAAAAATGATTTCATGCTAAAGTCCGATAAGGGTGATGTATGGATTGTGAATATTTCAGACAATCCGTCGAGATCGTATGATGAAAGCTCGATGTATGACTTAACTACAATTAAATATAATTGGGTTGAAGTTGAAGATATAAATGACGTTATAATAACAAGATAAGGAGGTTGATACGATGGATTACTATAATAAAATAGATGAAGCGTATTTGACCGAATTACAGAATCCAATGCGTAAATTAAAATTCAAGGTAGAAATTCTATCGCACTATGAGGGTGCGATTGGACAAATTACAAACGACCTTTCCTCTGCCGAGGTTGGTTCAATATCAATTAATAAGGAGCAAGGCTGTCGCAGGTCTTGCTCTTTTACTATCATAGACCGCGATGAGAAGTATTTACCCCAGGTAGACAGTTGGTTTTGGTACAATAGGAAGTTTAAACTTTTTATAGGCGTAGTTGTTTCAAATGATATATATTGGTTTCCACAAGGCGTATTCATTACAAAATCGGCAACAGCGCATGGCAAAGCATTAGCAATCGAAGGTATTGATAAATATGGTTTTCTAAATGGCGAATTAAATGCAAGAATGTGTTTGGTAGAATATCAAGCTAGTGTTATAAATTCTAAAAAAGGAACAAAAATTGCCGACCTTATTCGAGATACTTTGATGTTAGATTTAGGCAATAACATTCCGCTTGACCCCGTTGAACCTTTAATTGATCCAATCTTTTATGATACAGAATTATATGACGATATCGTGGTTGACGAGGGTGGGTACCTTGGTGAAAGATTCGATAAGTTGGCTGAAATGTATGGTGCTAACATTTATTACGATGTCAACGGCAGGCTTAGAATGGAAAGGGTATTTAACTATAATCTTCCCTCTTGGTATAGGCATCTATCGCCACAAAGTAATCTGGGTGAAGTCGATATAGCTGAAACCGACATTGATGTTCAATATAATTATGACGGTGTAAACATTGTGACAGTTACTACAGATAACACTAACGGCGAGATATATTCCTATACAGCAAAAAATGAAAACCCACAGTCCCCAGTTTGTATAACCTCGGTGGGATATAAGGGATTGGATGGCGGTACTTATTATATAAGTCTTGGCGATACAACGCTGGATAGTGGTGAAGAAAAATGTAGAATGCAGGCGGAGTATATACTGTTACAAAATACCTGTATGGGAACTTCGGTAAGTTTTAATTATCCAGGTCTCCCCCACCTTGACGTTGACAACACAATTGAACTTACAAACGGATATTACAAATTTAAAAAGCAACTTTTTCTTATTCAATCATTAACCATTCCTCTTAGCAATGGGGAGATGACTATTGAAGCCACTAATCTGCAATGGCTACCATTTGACACGGACTGTATTTCGATTTACTGTGAAACTTTAAGCAATACAGTGGCAATATCTTATAACACGAATGGTGGCAAGGACAAAGGCGGCAATACTATCACTTATAAGAGCATTAACCAAGCCCCTAATAAACAAATCGTTTT